ATAACCGTTGGTTAATCAAGTTCGATTTCGCCGGTGGCCACTACAGCTGGGAAGGCGATGCTGAAAACGTAAGAGATGCAATGAAACGTGCTTGGGAAGCAAACATTTGAAAGATAAAGCTGGGACCACGGTCCCAGCTCATTGTTATTTTATTCTAAATAAATTGTTTTTTTTGGAAATAACAGGCCAAAGCTGACAAAGATAAATCGCCCTATCTCGAGCTAATTCCAACGGATGATTGGAACTATCCCCCTTCCATCGATGTTTGAGTACTAGACCAACTGATGCCATGGTCTGGAAACTGCGAAAATTACTGCGCTCCCATTGAGAGTTTATACCCATAACATCATAACAATTTGATAGAGTGTCCAGCCTATCTCCCCATAGGATTAACGAATTTGGCTGTCTTACAATTGACATTGTTTGGGAATCCATAAAAATAAACCCAGATAAAGCATGCAAGGCTAGGCGTAGACTTAATTTATTATCATCAGAAAACAAGTCTACTCCACTTGATTGCTTTCGAAGCCAATATCTCAAGCTATCAGAAGACACATCAAGGCCAGCCAATCTACAGCTATTTACATCGATTTTGATGAAAAATTCGTCACCTAGCTTACTTGTTAGTGGATCGAAAAAAACAGCACTAATACTTAAAACGCCAGCCGCGGCCCTTTGAGATAGTGGAGTGACACTAATCAGTAAATTATTCATACGTACCCTATAAAGCTACCTCGTGTAACCTTCTGCCGGAAAGAGCATTCTTTAACGTAATAATGTCATTAAGCGATAAGCTTGCTAAAAAATCTGTCATATACAACGATATCAACGATCGTGTGATGTTCGCCAGGGGCCAATTGGCCATAACAATCATTTCATCTTCAGGCAATGCACTCCGAGCCCAAACCAGCGGGATAGGCAACCCAGAGATAGCCTCTTCGATTGGCTCAAAGGTAGTAGCAGCGGCCATATCGAGTGATCCAACTTGGGATCTAACATCTATATTTGATCCACAAGTTAGATCATCAGCCGCTGCCGCCGGTACATCCAGTTTATGGGCACAGAACGAAAGTGACGCTTCGGCGCGGCGGGCGAGGATGTCATGAATGAATGACCACGACTCAGGGTGAATCGACCAGACGTATTTCAGGCCCTGTGCGCGGTTCTGGCGGCGTTTAGCAGTTGAATAGCCGAATGCCTCGCATATCTGCTTAAAAACGGTCTCAGGGCGTTTTGGCTTGCCATTTTTACTGATATAACCACCGAATCGTAGGACGTTGTTGAATTCGTCTTTTCGGTCGGCGTTCATCAGTTGCTCCATGGCAGCTTGCATGCCTTCCGGTGTTGCTTCGCCGGTGCCGGTATCTGGATCGATACCGCAGGTAGTGAAATACGAGCGCGCAGCTTTGCGATGTAACGCGGCAAATGTACGCTGGGTGACTTCTACCACCGGACGCGTTTGCACTGAATAGCCAGTCACGCCCGGCTGCATTCGTGCGAATTGTGCGTCTGCGGTTTCACGGTTGAGTGCTGTGACCGTTACGAACTCGGTTTTGTGGCCGCGTTTGAACTGGTATGTGAAAACGATGGCTTGCTCTTCACGGTCAATACGCGCCGCTGCCATTTCATCCATGGTCATTAGCTCGGCCAGCGTCAGTTTTTTCTTGCCACGATCCATCAAGAATGCGAGGGATTGCTCATTGACGGGTAGCCTCAGTTCGTTCTCAATGTCCCAGCGTGCCAGCTGGGCCTGCTCTGTTTCTGAGAGTGAACGTTTGGCCATCAGCTCTTCGCGCTCTTCTTCTGTCGGTGTTTCAGCTTCGATGTGTCGCAGCACGGTCATATCCCAAACGCGCGCCTTGGCGTCTTTACGCAGGGTTTTCCCGGCATCGCTCAGGGTCTCGTTTTCTGACAGGTGCTGCACGTCATACCCATCGGCGAACAGGATGCAGATGAAGTTATTTGCAAAGTCGTTCCGCGCCTGTGCCTCCATGCCGGCGATCTTGAACTTCAGTTTGACGTAGGTTGTATCGGCCAGACCGAGCGATAAGCGGTCCCCGTCAAAAATGGCATCTGTGAATTCTTCGTTGATGTCTGCTGTATCCAACAGCGCCTGTAGGAAGCCGCGCTTGATGCTTTCTGCGCTTTCTTCTCTGCGCCCTGGGATTTGCCCCAGCCCAACCATAAATTCTGTCGCGGTTCTGTCGCGGCGCAGCATTTGTATTGCATCAGATGGTACAACCTGCCCGCAGAACGAACCGAAGTGCCGTGTGAAATGCCGGGTCTCGATCGATACACCTGACGAGATCGCTGGGCTATAAATCAGACCGTCATACAGTGGCGCACGGGTATTGGGGGAGTCGGTAAACTCGATCACTTCCTGATCGGGCTTTGTGTCTTGACTAACGTACAGCCACTTCTTTTCTGGCCAGCGATCGCGCAGCTGCAGCAGCAGCTGCTCGGCAAAATTTGTAGAGTCGGTGGCCAGCAGGAATTTTTCGCCAGCTTCGACGGCTTTCAACACCTCAACCATGATCCGGTTTGTATCGGTGTAAAGCACGCGGCGAGCTGCGCGCGCGCCTTCTTTCTCATATGTCACATCCACTGGCAGCTCAACAACATGTACCTGTGTCCATGTTGAAAGCCCCATCTGCTCACGCTTGGCCAGCGCCAGTTCGCACAGGTCGACAAGAATATCGCTGGCATCGGCATCAACCAGCAGGGCATGATCGTCGGTCATCGCAATTGACTCAATCAGCCTATTAAAAACGTCGACCGGGTGGGCCATCGCTTTTCCTGACAGTGTTGCACGTAGCCCCTGGGTTGCTTCATCTAACCCGAAGAAGTCGTGTTTTGTCATCAGCGGTCTCCAGCACCCCTTCACTGTGCTGTTGATGCAGATGGCCACTTTGTTCGCATGAGGAGCCATATCAGTAGCACCGGGGTCCTGATAGTGCAGAATATCGGTTTTCAGTCGTTGCCCGCGATCGTCACGAGTCATCATGTCCCACAGTCCACCGATCAGGCTGACACGGTGCGCAACGGATACTCCGCGATCTGATGAATGCATCAGCGGTCGCAGCAGGTGTTTCGACTTGCCTGAACCCATCCCGGCGCGAACGATAACAGGGCCATGCAGCGACTTAATATACGCAAGAACCTCAGGGGTGATCTGTGGCGTGTTGAATCGCTTGTATGTGATATGGTCCGGGCGAAGCGCTGCATTAGTAATGCGATCGCTGAACGAACGGAACGACTGAGCCTTTTGGCACTTCTGCTCGAACCGGCGCTTAACGCGGCTGATAACAGTATTACGGAACGCATCATCAGCAGCGCAGCTTTTCAGTTGGCTGCTGATCACCGCTATCAGTTCTTTCGGCGACATCTTCGCCGGGCAAAGCAGCATACCGGCATCGATACACGCGATCAGCTGTCGGGAGAAGGTGCGGCGGTGTTGTTTACCTGTCGGAGCGACACTGAGCGCCAGCAATTCAGCTTCAAATGGATGGGCGGAAAGCTTGACGCGATTGTCGTTAGAAAATAGCTGTCTGTTGGCTTCTGTTATTCCAGAAATTGCAACTAGATCGTTGAAGTCGTTTGGTATTTTACCAGCAGGTGTTAGCTGGTCATCGGAAAATAACGGGCGGGTGCAGCGTACATTGGGGAATCGTTTCATCACATCGATCCCGACTTTGATACCCGTATTCCCTTTACCTTGGCTCGCGGCATCAATATCGTTATCGAGAGCACACCAAACCTCAACACCCGGATATACGGCGTCCAGCTGTTCAACAACTTTGATGACGTTGTTTGCTGAAACAGCCACGATCACCGCATCAAATCGCTTCTTTGCAGCCATATAGACAGAGGCACCCGTTGCGAACCCCTCAACAACGCATACGCGGCGTGCTCCACGTAATTTGCCAATGATGTGGCAGCTGCCAGCAAAGTCCCCGGCATCAATCGCGCGCGTCTGGAATTTCCCACCATCAGGGTAAATACGTTGCCAGCCCACGATGCGGCCATCGTGCATGCCGTCTATACGAGACAATGGGATCGCCATGCATTCACGATTGGTTAAATTTCGACCGCTGCGACCACAGTCCCACATAGTAACCCGACGAACATTGCACAGAGAGAAAATCGACGAAATTCCCTTTTGTACTGCATACGGTGCGGAACCATCTTCGATGGGAGCAGACGAGAACGCAGCCATGAATTCCAGATATTCTTGCAGATCTGCTGCACGGCGTTGGTTGTTCATGAGGTCTACAATTCGCGCGTGTTCTTCGCGCTCCAGGCGTTTTTGCTCTGCCCTATTTTTTCGTTCAATCTCCGCTTGGGATACTGGGACCGTGGTCCCAGTGCTTGACTCCATGAACCGGCGGAACTCAGCCCAAAGGAACTGAATGCCTGACCAAACACCAGCATCAGCCCCCTTCGACACAAAGTTCACGAATGGGTATTTGATGCCGTCTGTTGTGGTTTCTTGTCGGGAGTAGATCTCAACTTTGCCGCGCAGCTTCTGATTTGTAACAACGGGTGCATGACCAGTGTATTTTGTGAATTTTTCAGAGGTGCCACGTGATGTGGGTAGCTGGATTTCTGGAGCACATTCGTTCCAGTCGATGCCAGCTGCGCCGGCGATTGAAGCCAGTTCGGAATGCGCTGCGTCAAGCAGCTCGAACGGGTCAGAATTAAATTTTTGTTGATAGAAATCCGTTATTTTCATTTTTTCCGCCAAAAAAATCACGCTGCACAGTTGCGCAGGATTAGCGGAAGCGGCTACAATCAACTCACATTATGAGGTTGAGTTGTTTTTGTAGACACTCCCGATACGAAGCCCCGGTCGCCACAACCGGGGCTTTTTATTTGTCAAAAATTCGAGTTGCTCAAATATTGACCTAGCCAAGCCGCCGCAAATCGGTTACTACGCCACATAATAACCTTGCAAACACAACTTGGCAAAAACAGATTCGGTTTACATCAAAAACAGGGTTTCAGAGTATGAGATTTAGCCACCATAACAATGGGATGGATAAAAATAATTTCGCTAAGATCCCTTATCACGCGCTGTGATCTATCGGCAGAATCCAAAAAAACCTTCCCATCACGCTGGCTAGAAAGGATTTTAACGACAGGACCATCACTATTTTTTGTGACGACAACCACATCTTCACCCGTCACAGGATCGGCATCTGGATCAACTATTAATATTTCTCCTTCAGTGTAACGAGGTAGCGATGGATCACCAGAGACTTTAAGACCGTAGAGCCGACGCCCAGGTATATGTAGGTTTACATACTCTGTTGGGTTGAATCCCTGACCATTTCTTTCCAACCACTCAGCGTTAGGGCCGGTTAATGTTGTACCAATAATAGGCACTCCGGGCTGCTCCCCGCCTACACCTGTCAAAATCCACTCAACGGGGCGATCTAATTCCCTAGCCAGTTTGTAGGCCAGATCCAAGGCAGGCATTGCATCCGAGTTCTCAAGATGTGAAACGCCCGCGCTGGTTATCCCAACGCGCTCTGCCAGTGCTCTCACTGAAAACCTTTTCTTGTTGAGGGCTTTTAGCTCCTCACGGCGTTCTTTCAGCCAATCACCACGTTTTTTCATAGTCAGAATAATAGATCACTTTTGTATAGCTAGCTATACACAAAAAAGCGGAGAGCTTTACGTAATTTTGGCAATTAAACTAGACAAAAATAGCAAAGTAATCTCATAATAAAAGAATGAAAACGAAGGATGTCATCACCGCCGTTGGCGGAGTGAAAACGCTACTTAGCATGCTTGATTGCTCAAGAGCCGCCATCTACCAATGGGGGCCGGAAGTGCCTGAGCATCGGCAATACGAACTGGAAGTAAAGACGCGTGGAAAACTCAAATCGGATTACACGCTGCAACGGCAGAATGCCAAACGGAGGAGTCATGGGTAAATGTCCGGCGCGCGACACTATGTCGTCAGTCGTCATTGAAGCCACAGAGCAGATGTTGTCGCGCACCGGCGAAAGCTGCGCTCACTTTGCTACAACGCGCCTGATTCCCGCCCTGGAAATTCAGGGGCTGATCAACACAGGCACCGAGGGTGTGACCGCTGAGTCATACACGCGGTGGCGTAATCGCAGCATTAAGCAGACTGAGCGCGTGATGTGTGGCGACGTTCGTATGCCGGCAGATTGGTTGATCACGTGGGCAGCAGCGCTTCCTGAGCCTTTCCGCAGCGAATGCCGAATCAAGATGGCTGCTCTGCAGGGGTTAGTGTTTATCCAAGTGCCGCGCTACACGCGCCGATCTGCCAGCTCGGTAGATGCTGAGCTGGACGCTATCACGATGAAGTTCGGCGACATGCTGGCACATGCTGAGCCTGCTCATGACGGCGTGTATGACAACAACGACTGCAGAACAGCAGTACAGGCGCTGCAGAACCGTCTTTTCGAGCTTGCGGCGTTGGTTAAGCGTGAGATTAACAACATCGAAGCTGCTACGGGGATCGCTCCAGAAGCACTGATGCTGGGCCGCAACAGCCCGCTGTTGGAGGTCTCTGATGCTGCAGTTTGAGTACGTCAGAACGAGCTTAACCAGCGCTCTGCTCTGCGTAAATTCTTCGCGTGACAAGAAACGCGATGAATCACGTGTGTTTGCTGACAAAACGAACCAGAGCTTTCTGGCGAGACCAATGCGCGAGATAGAGCTGGATGACCGAACCATTCGAGTCGAGGCGACCCCAGTGCATTGCAGCGAAACCCGCCCGTACAAAGGCGGGAAGCTGCTGATCAGCCCGGAGGTTTATCGGTTGGTGAGCTGGCGTCGTGTCGTTTCCCTACTCCCCCCAGCTTATGAGTCGTGGGTTCGCTACTGCTATGGCGATGCAACGGCGTTCGAGCACCAAGTGATGCTATGCCATCACGTCTGGTCAGCATTTCTTGTTTACCAGCGTGAGATCGGAGCGCCTCGCATGAGCAAGAAAACCAAAGAGGTGATCCAGCGCTTCGTTTGGCTGGCAGTGCAGGAGAGCAAGGGGGCAGTTAATCGCGGTGTTTTCTCATATGAGTCATCAGATCTTGCAAAGCTGGCCGGCGAAGCGCTGAACAACTGGATTCAGAACTATCAACCTCGTTGGACGGCGCTGCTGCAGATCGTGGCCACGTTAGATCGGGAGGCATTAATCCATGCCGAACAAAAGCACCGGGACGAACGCCGTCTTCGCAGACGTTCCGCAGTGCCTATGTGAACAGGTGATGGGGCGCCGGGCTGACAAGCCCCGACTGCTGTTCTCATCCGCACGTAATGAATTCTTGATGCTTTGCCCGACATGTGGGTTCCGAACATACCCCGATGGGAACAAGCAAAGCGTTATCGCTGAGTGGTACGGATGTAACCGCAAAGGCGACCAACACATCGAATCGCTCTGGATCGAGCGCTATGAGCGACAACAACAGGATGCGACCGCCGCGCGGCGATCTGACTCCTGCAAATCTGGGACCGCGGTCCCACTGTAAATGGAGAGTCACATGAGTTTTTCACTCAATGAGCCGATGGTGATCGGCGGGCGTCACTACGTGGACACCAGCATAGATTTCGGCCCTACATACCTGCACCAATTGCGCGGTGGGTTCGGTCCAAAGCCACCCAAGACGGTTGTTCAGTGCGCACGCGTAGTTTTTGTGAAGCCATCTAAAACGAGGTTCGAACGCGAGATGGATCGTGCGAGAACGTCAGTCAATAACAGCCGTAAGCGTGGGGTGAAGTCATGAAGATGTTCCGCACGCTGTTCCCCTACAACTGTGACACGCCGATTCCGGCGAACATTGCTGAGCTGGTAGAGGCAAAGGGCTTTGATGGATTGACGGGTTCCGCCAGTGCCGGCGGCGGCTTTGCTCGCATCGTTGATGATGTTCGGATTGTGTCCTCTGATGGGCGCACGTTGTTCAAATATCTGGAGAGTTCGCGCACCGCGAACCCAGTAGCAGTGAAGCAGCTTGCCCAGGAGCGAATTGAAGCGGCGATCTATGCTGGTCGAGACGTCACTGAACAACTGCAGTATGAGTTCGAAGAGCAGGCACGGAATGAAGTGATCCGCTATGCCCCTATCAAACAATGGGCTGCGTTCATTCTGGTTTGCCCGGCAGAGAAGCTGATTCTGGTTTCTGGCAGCAACGCTAAAAAGTGCGAGTCTGCGCTGTCGTATTTGCGTCACATTTTGGGCGGATTAGCAGCGGTGCCGTGGGGATTCTGTGGCCTTGAGTCACGTGCATTGACGGATTACCTCACCCGAGGGGCCGACAAGAGCATGTATAAGCTGCCTGATGACCTGACTATTTCGCCATTCGGTAGAACGGTAGCAACAGGCTCTGACACTTCGTTAAAAGTCACGTTGGACGGCGTTCGCAATGATAGTCCGGAAGCCCGGTCGGTGCTGGAAACCATGACGATTCGCACGGCTGAAATGGCGCTGGTAAATCGCCCATCCAATGGCCAGATCGAGAACGTGGCCGATTTTGCCCTCCACCTCCCTGAGTCTGGAAACCCGCACCTGAAGCGCTTCGATTATGACAATGACGATCCTGCAAATGACGACGTCGAGGATGGCCAGCATCGCTATGCCGTCGAGATGCTGCTGGTTGCAGCGACAGCCCCGCGCATTTTGCAGAGCCTCGCAGCGTTCTTTGGCGTTTCCAACGACAGCGATGACGAGCAGGAATAGCAATGGCGCTCGGGTGGTTTCAGCAGGGACCGATGAGCGCTGATGAAGCGGAGAGACTGGCGGATCGATACCGAGCCGCTGGTCGGCAAGTCAGCGTTATTCAGTGGTTCAACATCGGTGAGCGCATGGTCAATGTGCGACTCCCAGAAATGAAGAAAAAACCGCGCCCATCGCGGACTTATCAACAGAAACTGTGGAAATAAAATGGCGAAAATGACTCATCTCATGGTTGACCTTGAGGCCATGGGTACGAACCCAAACGCTCCGATCGTTGCCATCGGCGCAGTATTTTTTGACCCTATGACCGGTGGGCTTGGCCCTGATTTTTATCGTGCTGTGACTCTTAAATCTGAACTTCAGATGGGGGCAGTGCCTGACGCGGACACAATCGAATGGTGGCTGAAGCAGAGTGATGCCGCGCGCGGAGCGATCACCTGTGGCGAACGGCTGCATATTGTCGACGCCCTTTCCCAGCTAACCGAATTTGTCACTGGTTACAGCACAGTCGCGGGGTTAGGTCGGCTGCAGGTATGGGGCAATGGTGCGTCGTTTGACCAAGTTATCTTGCGATCAGCATATGCCCGCTGCAACTTCCCTGAGTTCTGGAAATTCTGGAATGATCAAGATGTTCGCACAGTAGTGGCCCTGGGCCGCGCCATCGGCTTTGACCCTAAGCGAGATCACCCCTTCACCGGTGAGCGCCATCATGCGCTGGCAGACGCCATTCACCAAGCTGAATATGTTTCTGCGATCTGGCAGCGTTTGCTGGCTCCTCATCACACTCTTACCGGCAAGCTGCGGGAGGGGGAATAACATGTCAGATAATGCCAAGCACTATAACTATTTCAAAGTAGAAGGGACATCCGTCAAGGTCCTGATTGATAGCTTTTGCACCATCGACTCCAAGCGCAAGGCTATCATCGGCTCGCTGCAGGATGAGTTCGGGGCGGTAGCGCACTCACTTTCATCCTGGTTCGGTGACAAAGGGACCCGAGTCCGCTCCCTAGCATGGCCGGCCGATCACGAATTCCCGTGCCAGATCACCATCAAGCATCGCGACTATTTCGAAGGTAATCCCGTTTTCTTCGCTCGCGGAAAGGGTAACACCAAGGATGGTCGGGCGTTCAACAAGCTTCTGGATGCGGCAATAGCCAAGGCGAACAGCGAGTTGGCAGATTTACCGCCGTGGCAAAAATTCATCATTGACCATTACGGAATAATGCGGACCGGTTTCGGCCGTGGAACGGCCAGAGGCATTCCCCTGCTGAGCACCTACGGCGGCCGCTGCCCGGGGCGAGATGACTGCCTGCTGTTCGCCATCCCAAACACCAAAGACCGTGAAGGTGAAGCGAAGCACGGCGACGTAACCATCCCCGCCGAATTCCAGAGGCTGACCTATGGCCAGTTCTACGACCTCGCCTATACGGATCGGGAGGCTAAATGAAAGAGCGCCCAGTGATGCCAGCAAATGAACTGAAGCTTCAGAGCGGTAGAACCTATCGCGGAAAGCGCCCTCGCAACGCGATGGGTTTGGTTAACGACAGAACGATCCTGCATGTCGGCGCTACCACAGTGCAATACGACAGCCCATCAGTTTCGTTCGGCCGGCATTACCCGTCAGTAAGTCGAGAGAAGTTTCTCTCATGGGCAGATCGTGATGTCACTGATGAGCTGCCGAAAGGTGAATTTGCAGCATGGCCAATCAGCAGGGCTGGGGAGTCGAAGAATGGATAAGCAAGAAGAATTAAAGGTAATCGCTGAATGGTTTGTTTCCCGCGATACCGGGATCAGCTCTGAAACAATGGCGGCTATTCATCTTGGCGCGGAAAAAGGCCGCTTTAACCCACCGTTAGATCCCAGCGACTTCGGGCGATGCTATCGCCTACTGGAGAAAGCTCCATCTATCCGTGCGTCGTTTTCTCGTATTGGCCAGCTTTGCCCTGCATTCAAGCCGTTACTCGATAACTGGGATGAGCTATGTGCTCTGTTTTGTTTGGAGTCCAGCACAGGTCGGGCTCCAAAGCTATATCGACGTATGCAGGATTTACTGGAGGAAAGTCGTGGATAACAAGCAGATAGAATGTGAAAGCTGCGGGTTTGAAACCCCAGAACATAAGAAGAAATGCCCACATTGCGGAGCGGAAAAATGCAGTTGCTGCGACATGGGCGACGATTGCGCTTGTATTAATTGCGAGGGTGATGACTGTGAATAAGCTGAGCGAACTGAAAGCGGCCGCAATGGCCGCTACTCCGGGGCCGTGGATTTTAGACGATGACTCATGGAGTGAAGGCGACAACGCCAACGTTTCTACAGAAGAGCGATACGACGGCCGTATTGTCAGTATCGCCCAAATAGAGGGTGGTGGTTCAGAATCTGGCTTTGACGAGCCATTCAGCTCCGAGCAGCAGGCAAACGCGCGGTACATCACTGCCGCCAACCCTGCTGTCGTTCTCGAACTGCTTGCTGAACGTGATGCTGACAAAAAGCGCATCGCCGAGCTGGAAGCCATCGCCACCGATTACGCCGATAAATTCCAGAAAGCGCAGGATGCAGCCAAGCACCTGATCATCATGAACGATAAGGACAAAAAACGCATTACCGAACTGGATAGAAGCGAGACGCAACTGATTGATGAACGTGATAGTGCCCACGCGGCTCTGGATGACATGTACGAGGCCATAACAGGGAAGCGGCCTGAGTGGAGCAATTGGTTTGGATTCGCCGATGCGATAGAGGAAGTGGAGCTGATCGCCGCTGGCTTTACGAGTGAGGGGAATGGCCAGTGAAATTCAAACCGGGGAAGGTGTTTTACAGCTGCTGGCCGTACACCGATGACAATGGCCGAGTGGAAATCACTATCGACGAGTGGGAGGTACGCACCGTGCGCCGTAAGCGCAATAGTCAAACGCGCTACGGCGTGCCGAAGGCGTACCCAGACAAGAGCCTATACGTCAACGTGGCACAGCGTGGCACTTTGTTGACGCAGGATAAGAAAGGTGCGTGGCTGCCTAACATCCCGGCCTGTTGCCGTCGCCAGTTTTCAGTCGAACGTGGGTTGCCGAGCGACCTGTTTACGACACCACTGCAAGCGCTGAAATTCGCGCTGACGGCAGCAGAGAGTGATGCTGAATCGCGCGCGGTCAAGTCCCGCATCACAAAGCTGAGAAACGCCAAGAAGAAGGAAAGTCCATGAAAACGAGGGCGACAGAGCTTACCCCATGCCCGTTTTGTTCTGGGCCACCAGTAACTTTTTTGCGCGAAGTGATCAGTGGGACGCCGTTTGGTTTACCTGACGAACGGTTATCCGACGATGAAAGCGATGGCTTGTTCATCGGTGCGTATGTGTTCTGCCATGAGTGCGGCGCGCAAGGGGAAGAGGTTGAGAAAGTGGTGTATTCCGAAGCTGACGTTGGTGAGCTGATTGACGAAGCCAGAAATGCCTGGGTAAACCGGGACGCCCGCCACCTTGACCTGTTCGAATCATCAAAATCAGCGAGCGAAGCTGACCATTTGGACAAATATTTCGCAACGGAGGAATCATGCAACCAGTAAACCACCAGCGCACTAACCTGCTGGCCGTTCTGGCCAGAAAAAGCCAGAGCTGCACCGCCGCCGGCGGTGATGGGTTCGTTGTTGCGGATAGCTTGCGTTTTGATGTCGGCTTGAGCACGCAAGCGATCCGCCGCTACCTCGACGCGGCTGCGGCCAATGGCATGGTAGAACATCGCCAAGCAGCTGCTGGCCATCGCCATGCATACCGTCCAGTGGAGGGGCAATGATTCTCGATCATCGCAGCTTAACGCCAGCAGAACTTCGCGACATTTGGCGGACCGATCCTCGAATTGCAGCGGGGCTGTTTTCCCTTCTTCGTCCCTGCTCAATTGACGGATGCGCGAGTGATGATAATCACTTGCTGCCGGACTACTTCACGCGAGAGATGAACTGCCTGCAGCTGGACTGGAAAGCTGAAGCAGAGCGCCGAGGGGTAGAAAACGCGCTGTATTTTAACCCGCCGTTCTCGAAGGAGGATTCGCGCGCGGCGGTCGCGCATAACGGCATGGATAATTTCTTCAGGAAAGCCCGCCGTGAGGCCGAATCGGGCGTGTACTCGATGTGGTTGTTCCGGGCGCGCCCAGGGGAACAGTGGTTCCCGTGGCGGTTGGCCAGCCGAATCTGGTTCATTGTCGGCAGGGTTTCGTTCGTCAATGCCGGTACCGGCGCGCTGGACGATGACCAGACGGAGAATCATGCCGTCGCTGAATTTATCCCCGGCGAGCATCCGTTCATGGCTGCTGGCCTACCGTTGCCGCGTGATGAAATCTTATCGATTGGTGAGCGAGCTTTAACAGCAGAGAGTAGTAAATATCCACTATTAACAATGAGATATGATCAACTTACGAGCGTTTAAATTTAAATCGTAACAAATCGCTTGGATAAGCGCGGCCACTTAATTACACTGTATAAAAATACAGTATATAATATTGTTGTAAACTATTCCCATTTGATTTGTAACATCAGTTGATATTTTTTGTGAATACGCCGGGTCAGTAACGCTCTAAAAAGTAAGGAGGTAAAGTGAAGCAACAATGTGAATCGGAGGCCATGGCTAGCAAATTGGCTCAACTGGATGCAATTCTGAGAACGGTAAAGCGGACGCTAGAAAGCAACGAAAGCAGCATTTTCTTGCAGGATACCATTCAACTGGTGGCGTCTGCCGGTGAAATCACAAGCGAGTGTTTACTGCTGCGTCAAAAAATGGACGTACAAATATATCAAAAAAACAGCAAATATTTTCTACAGCACATGGCTTAAAAATTAGGTGGGACCATGGTCCCACCCTTCTGCTCTGCGTTTTAGCGTGCGTCATGCATGACATTCAGATCGACGCGCCGTTGTAGCTGATGTAGTGCCAGCTCGACGGTCTCAACTTTTGACGAATGTTCCACATCCAGCAAACGATCGATCTGAGGCCCCTTCTGTCCCAGCTTGCGCGCCAACTCAGCCTTGCGCGTTCCCGTCTCGATCATCGCGTTATGCAACGCCGCTTTCATCGTAACAAGAACGGGCAGTGCAACAACGTGTTCCCCAGGCTGTTTTGGTGATGCCGCTGGCACAGGGCGGCGTTCTTCAATTTCGATTGATAGCGCGGTGACGATACCGTCAACGGCCTCCAGCAGTGCCTCATCAACCGAGTACCCTACCGAGTTCATTAATGGCAGGTCACGGCATGAGACGATATACGCGCCTGTCGCGTCGTCGTGCTCTAATTTTACCGCATAGTTAAACATATATACGCACCGTAGTTAGTCGTCGTCGTTAGTAGTAGTAGTGGTAAGCCTCGTTTAAAAAGGCAGGGGCTTACAGCCCCAGATCCTTCATTATTTTCTTTCTTAACCCTTCCGGCATTTCTTTCGATCCGTGGTCTGGAAAAACTGACCTCTTCCCGTTTAATGCCACTTTCTGGTGGCTTCCGCCGCCGGGTGCTTTTGTAAATTCCGCACCCTGCTTAAGTAGCCACCGTCTGAACTCGCTGTACTTCACAGGGCCTCCTTAACCATCGAGTTAATGATAACAAATCAGACAAAAAACACAACACAAATGTTATTAAAAATAACTTAAAAGTTGCGATATAAAGCTAGCATTGGGCCGGCACCAGAGTTAAAGTTCTTGTCGTAGCGGGACGCCACCCGCATTTAACTTAATAAAAAGACAGGAGTTATTATGAACTACGCAGGTTTTGAAGAGGTCAGGAAGGACGTAGCTGAGTTTTCAAACGAGATGTGTGAAATGCACCTCAAATTGCGCGCCCTGAGCCAAAAATATCACTGGAACAGCGAACAACTGGTCGAGCGGTTGGCAGGGCAAATATTGAGCGACGTGCAAGAGCAGTTTGCCAAGTTATATTCCAGAATCAACGAATTAGACCATACTTTCAAAGATTGATTATAAGCCGCCTACGGGCGGCTATTTTGACAGCGGGACGCCACCCGCGAAACAGCAGGAGTTGCAATGAATTTTAAACAGCTAAGCGCCGGTATGACCGAACAGGCACTCTGTATTTTGATGGCTATAGCCCCGTCTGCCGATGGGGAGAAGGTTGTCGATATTGCTGACAGTCTGGGAATGGGAGATCCAGAGGTTGAGTTTATTCTGCAGCAGTTTGTCGAGTTCAATATAGCAACGAAGAATGGCTGGGGCCGCTATGCACTGACACCTGAATATAGGGCCTATAAACGGGGACGAATTTAGGGCTGCAGATGAATTGGGACCATGGTCCCAATTTAACGCTTGATAAAAAATGAATAAAAAGGTACTGTTTCATTAAGTTGGCAATTTTGTAAGCCGACATATCGCAACCGCCCACGAGGCGGTTTTTTTGTGCCTGTAGAATGGGCGCTGCGGCCACGGTTGGACGTGGCCACAGCATTCGACCCATGCCGCTAAACATGGCGAACCGAGGCCCATTGCTGATT